ACCTCTTGTTTGAGTTAGTAAATTCATTTGCCGATGGATATAACAATATCACCTTTTGACCATTTGCGGATGTTCTTTCCGAACTGATCGCTGATGCGCTTCCTGATACTGTTGCCTATCGGCTCTAAAATTTTTGTATTGTCCAGCATATCCCAGCCACGCCTGTCGTTGCCTTTCATCTTTTCAATATTGAACGCCAGCATCCCAAGTTCCACCTGTGTCTTTGATACCTTCTCACGGCGCAAATCATCAAGCATCTTCCCGGTCAATGTGAGATCCGGCTTTGTAGATGTGGATGCCTGTGGCACGCCTTTCGGTGCGGCTTGCCGTGCTTTCTTTAATTCTGCATACTTAGGTTTGTAACTTCCTCCCAGCACTTTCTTGTCACGAACCAATCGCCGGACTTCGTTGCCGATAAAGTCACCAATGTCAGACCACGTATTAAGTGGAATATCTACAATCCTGTCTGCGTGTAACGGTTTAAGCATGGGCCATCTGTTCCTTTACTTCTGAACCTTTGAACTGTTCTTTTGATAAATATCTTTGTGCCTGATGTCGGCAGTTGAAGTGTGTGCCGTTTACAAATGCACCTGGAAATACTGATTCAAATTCTGCCTGTGTCATCGGTCCCAGCGACATAAGGTCCAAACATTCTGCGCTTGTTCTTTCGTCCACTGGGCCTTCCCAGATGTAAAGCGTTGCCGGCGGTGCGTTGTTCGCCATCTCATTCGTGACACTTCGTGAGAATCTTCGGAGGTTCTCATTCACCAGTGCGTTCGCCTGGTGCGGTTGGAATCCGATAGCTTCAAGTCTTAACGCAAATGCTTCTTCACTCAGTCCGCCAATGACACTTTGAATCATGGTGGACTTAATTGTATTGCCCGCTTCAATCAGCTTGGACTTGACAAGAAGGCTGTCAGTAGTCATCAGGCTTTTAATTATGTCTTCGCTTATGTCTGCGAATGCTCTCATATTTTTTAGTTCCTGTAAATATCCTGTCATCACTGCTTCCAGTTCGCCGTTCAATCTGAATTCAACCATCACAAGACGTTCAACATCAATGTCTGTCAGTTTACGTATGATCTTCTCACGGCTTGCGCCTGACTTCTCAAGTTTGCCATATAACGTGGTGAAGTGATCCTGGACTTTCGACCATGCGTTTCCAAACTTGTCCGGATCGAATGATGCTGCCATTATGCCTGCAAGATATCAAGTAAAGGCGTTACTGTTTCAGGTTGTGCCGGTGCTTCCACTTCTTTTTCTTCTTCCAGTTCACCCATCTTTGACTTCAATTCTGACTCGCTCATGTCCGGGTTGAATTTTAACAAAAGTTCCTTCCGTGTGATCAGGTTGTTCCGCAGTTGGAATTCGATCCACGCCATCTCATCACTCACCGACTTCGGGAATCCCGCTTCCGCATAATCAATCGTAAGATCCTCAGGCAAAGCCTTGCCAGTATGAGTTTGATATACAATATTGTCAATTTCATAACGGCTTCTTTCCCATTCTATCCACAGCGGTTTGTCCGACTCACGGACTTCCAGGTTCTCCATGCTCATGATCTTCAACGCTTCACCTGACGGCGGTGTGCCGCCTTCGCCCCAGCGGACTGCCAAGGAATGATTCTGTGCCACCTGGTTTATCATCAGCTTGATGGATTCCAGGTTGCCCCGGATGTCTGAGTTCGGAGATACGTATTCAAACGATGATGCCGGATCGCTTAATAAAATTAACTTGTCAATACCTGATTCAATCGTGTCCTGGTCTGTGATGCCACGTGCTATCGGCTGGCCAAGGTTAAACCGAATACCTAATGCGATTTCTGTCATGGCGATTGATATCTGAACCGCTGCACGAACTACATCTAAAGCATTAGATGGATAGCAGGCGTGTGATATTGGAATAATTTGATATGGATTGATCATTTCCGGATTGCCCGGCACTGCTATGATCTTTCCGGACTGTGAGAATATAAAGTGTTGGCCCATCTCTCCATCTCTTGATTCAGACCAGAATATGAATTGCCTCTCGCTGTTCATGGCACGCCCGATCTCATAGGACACTGCAAACGGTTCTGATTCGCCGTTGACATAGTACTTCTTCACGTTTGGAAGGATGTCGTATTCCATACGTTCTTTGTTTTTGTTCCACTTGGTCCGCATGGAAGCATCGCCCAACAGCCAAGTCAGTTCTGCCATCTCACGTGTCTTTGAATTCAGGTGATATGCGGCTTCTTTGTAGTCATCGTTCTCCTCACCGTTCAGCAGTCGGATCGGTGGATTCTTGTATAACAACATCCTGGCACGTGCGAAGCGTGGAACTATGGACTGCGGAAACGCCGGGACTTGCCTGAGATGTTGAGATCCGCTGAACCACTCATCAATATGCTTATCTAAGTTCCGGTTGTAGTAGAAGTCCAGCGCCGTGTTCCGTTCTGCTATCTGGTTGTCTTCTTTTAAATATTCGGAATGCCTGAGAGACTTCAACACTGCATCCTTGCCGTATTCCGGAAGGACAACCTTGTTCACCGATTCACCGAAGTAGTTATTTACCATTGTTTCACCTTTACTATGCGTTCATGAATCGGCATCAAAAAATTGGAGGAATAGCCGATTGCATCCGAGGAATGCGACTGTTCGGGATCTCGCTTATCCGGTTCACCATTACGGAATACGTTACGTTCCATGTCCATGATGAGATATGGACAGTTGGAGAATGTTATTCGTTCTTCACGCAATAGTCGATTGACAGAGTTTATCCTGTCACGAACAGGTGGATTCTTGCGCGGTGCTAATACCTGGAATCCTGCCTGTCTTAATATGTCATGATCTGACTGGCTTGCCGATGTCTTCCGTGCCGATCCTGTGCTGTCAGGAAATACTTTGATACCTGGATACTTTTCTTTTAGTGCTTCTGCCATGTCATACGTGCCTGAGTTCTTCAGTCTTATTTCATCGAATACGTGGATCTCCTTCTTTGTGTAGGCAAATATCTCACAACTCATAGCATCAACATTAAAGTCCATGCCTGCGCCTATATCCCATCCGTCCGTCTCACGCTTCATCACGTGCTTGTTTCGGTCAAAGTCTTTATAGACACGGCCCTGAGTTAAGTTGACGAACTTGCCATGAACGTAAGCATCTATCTGTTCCTGTGAATATGCAGCCAACAGTGAATCTTTGTACTCCTGTGGCAGATGCGGATTGTCCAGCGTTGATGCGTTTACTGTGCCGATGTCTATCTTGGAGTCGTTCACAAGCTGATAACCCCAGTTCAATTCTTCCGGCGTTCCGGACATAAATATCTCAGACTGTGATGCTTCCGGATGTCTTACACGTGCAGTCATCTGCTCAAATACTTCACGCTTTTGTATAAAAGGCTCATCAATACCAGCCCAGGCAAGATTAGGACCACGAAGGCTATCAGGCTTATCACCTGAGCCAATCCAGATACAACCGTTCCAGTTATGGATGCGAAATTCTCCTTTGTGCTGGTTGTATACATAATCAACTTCGCTTCTTTCGAACAGTTCTTTTAACGTCAGGATGATCGTCTTCTGGGCCAGTCCGTGTGTCGGGCTTACGTACATCCCCGGCAGCGGTGCGTTTACATACGATAGATAAATACTTCTCAGCGCTCCGATGTATGTTTTTCCTGATCCGTACCCGCCTACCATAAGTCGATATCGGTTCGGCAAATTCCACCAACGGAGTTGATGAGACAGCATCCTGTCCTGCTCTATTATAAACTTCACTTAATAACAACTTCATCCCGGGTTATCTTCTGTTCAACGAATTCACGTGGCTTTCCTTCTGTTCTGTCCATCACTTCTTTTATTGCGTTCAGGTTTCCACGCTCTGCCATGAGTATCAGCTTATCCATCAGTCTTTCTCTGCGTGTATTCTTGTCTGCCGGTGTGTCCAGCAGTTTGTTCAGTATATCCTTGGCAGCGCTTCGTCTTCCGTTTGGGTTGGCGTTGTTGCCTGGTTTGAACTGTGTGGATGGACTTCCCGATCCGATGAACTGTCCGTTCGGCGACCGTTTGACCTCCGCTTTAGCCATCTTTAATAATTCCTAACGCAACCGGACTGTCTATATAGTCAAACAACTCCTTCACCTTGTCGGAATCCACTTCATATACATCGAATTCCAATCGCCAGATGTGAGTTGTTTTTAAGTTTTTTATGCCGACAAGTTCAGCGCTCAATGCTACGCCTTTGTTTTCTTCATAATTCACGAATTAACCGGTTAACCGTTGCCGTTTTTCTTATTCCGTCCTGTGAGAATTCAGATACTATATGACGGAGAGGCAACGGCAGCCTTCACCTTAT